TAATATAGTTCGATAAATGATTGACCGTCACCATCTAATAAGTATTTAAATCCTTCGTCCAAGAATTCCACAACATATTGGGCAAGTTTTTTAGATTTAACTGTATTACCTGTTAATTTAATCTTTTCCTTTCCTTTTTTGATTAATTTGATGATGTAGTTTTTTCTTGAAAGATTTATACATGCGGGGGCGATATAATCGATATCCAACCCCATCTCATTTCTCATGAAAATATCATTAAATTCTGCTGTGTCTGCGTCGACCCCCGTATATTCTTTACCTTTTTCAACCAACTCGTTAAGACCCTTTCCAATATATTTACGAGACTCAACATCTTCAGGAATTGCAAAGTTAACACCGTCCGTATCCATAACCAACGCCTTATATCCCCTTGGTTTGAAGAACATAATCATCATTCTCAAACTTTGTCTTCCGACACAAGTAATCATTTCACCTTTGTCCATATCCCCCCAATTGAAGACCATGGGTGCTGACAATGAACCAAAATATGCATTAATAAAGATTTTAAGTGGTAACTGTTTTCTATCAAATTTCTCTGACAAGATCGCGTCCGTTTTAGAATACTGACCTGTTAATTTTTTATATTTAATACGAATGTCACGGAAGTACTTTAGAAGGGATCTTTGGACATCCATTACATCACATTCGGGGAACACATCATACACTAACTGAATCGATGGGTAAAGTGACGAGTAGTCAAATTTTACAATGTTCTTTGCATACCCCACAGTTAACAAGCGTGATAATCCACCAACGAACTTTCGTCTTTCAGCTTTCTCAGGGATTGCCAGGTCGTTTTCATATGACCACGCTAACATAATGAGTTTCCATAGTGTTGCGGTTCCCATTGTCGCAATTCTCTCATAGGTGGTTGGGACTAATTTCGATAATAGGAATGTTGATTGACTGAATGAATCGTCCACGACCATTGTTTCATAAAGGTCGTCGTCAAGATATTGTTCAACGATTTTTCTTCCTGTCCAAACTTCATATTTACCAGGATATTTTTCCAAAAGACCTTCAGTTCCAGGATCCCCAATTTTTTTATAGTTACCTGTCTTGGGATTTACGTAAAAACTCTCATTTTCCAAATAAATTTTAGAAATAAACGCCCCGTCGACATATACTCGATTAGGTTTCTCTTTTTCCAAAAACTTGGTGATATATTTCAGACCCCATGATTTAATCTCTGAGTTAATCGCTTGAGCTCGTCGTACTGAATGTGAGATATCAATTATATTGAACCCGAAAAGGACAAATTGATTATACGGTTCGATTTCGTTTGCAAGTTTAAGGACGCCCCTTTTGATTTTGAGCCCGTCAAGGGATAGGATTTGTGTAAATGATTTAACATCCACCCCAACCTTATCCGCCCTTGTCATTATAAATGGAAAGTCAAATTCCGCTGAGTTATAACCACCAATAATTGTTGGTAGGATATCTTTAATTGATGAGAGAAATTCTTCGATACATTTTTTCTCACCATTTTCACCAAATGCTGGAATAAGTTTTTTAAACCCTCTATTATCTTTTATCCCAATCAGAACGATTTCATCCACTTCGGGGTCTAATCCTGTGGTCTCGATGTCAAACATAAACCTATGAACATCGTCATAATCTTCGATACCTTTAAACAGACGTTTTTTCTTTTGTACAAGATATTGTTCAACAGGGGTTAGTACCTGAAAAAGACCCTTACCCTTTTCCCCCCATGGATCGAGTCCACCTTGTTTAAAGAAGTTTATCAGGTTGGTGTAGGTCTTCATGGTTTTCACCATGTACTTCAGACCATTTTCAAGTCTTTCGTTACCCTCCGTTCTTAATGGAGTAATAAGAATTCCATGTTCCCCCATTTTCTTTTTTTGAAGGGATTTACTGTCCTGATAAAAACCGAGACCCGTTAAATCACCCACCCACAAGAATGGGACAAACGTGTCCTGTTTTACCATTTTACCCTTAACGGGATGTTGGAGAATTTTGTAAATTGAATTGGATTTGTAATCGTATTCGATACCTACAATATATTGTTCGGGATCTGACCCATGTAGAAAGTCCTCGATGACTTCCTGAGAAATTACTTCAGGCATTGTTTATAATTTTTAGTGTGACACATTAACTTACATCCTATCCGGATATAATTTGTCTTGTTTCAGACTAAATATAAGCAATAAAAACGAAATAAAAAAATCCGGAGGTAATTAAATTACGTTATATGGGCTTTGCATTGGACGCAGTTTGAGTGCCCTGTTCAAGGCTTCTGCCTCTTCGGCTTTCCTTTTCAACATATGTTCTGGATCCATTCTTTCGAGACGTTTCATTAGTTCCTCGACAATTCTCATCTTCTCGTCCTTGGCTTCGGTCAGTAAAGTTTGGTAATCTAACTTCACCTCACTATCAGGGACTTTTAAATCACCAGAGAATTTACCCCAAATCCTAGCAAGACCTTCTTTACTATACGCGATTAAACATTTTCTCGCCCAGTTCTGAGCGGGTCTATTCATTTCACCCCAAACAAGTTGTTCGGTTTCCACATCAGATGGAAGTTTAATGATATCCTTATTTTTAGCTAGACAATCATCTCTATCTTCCGTGTCATAATACCAGTACCAAACTTGCCAGTTGTTCCTCGCAACTGAACCGAAGTCAAATCGACCTCCAGGTACATTATATAAATGGATAAGTTTTGTTCCATCGGGTCCCGCGGTGATTCTATATGTCAAATCACCACCGATTAGTCGGTTTTTCATATTTCTGTCTTGCATCCTTAATAAAAGGTCAAACGCAGGAAGTAAAAAGTAAGAACCAGAAGCCCCAACCTGAGCAAATCCACCAACACCGCCGAAACCAACACCACCAAGTCCACCAAATCCTCCAAGGAATGGGTCAATGATTGAGTCTGTCAATTCCGCTCTGGTAAACCATAGTAATTCATTTATTTCCCGTCCAGCAGGCACCACATATGTTTGTTGGCCAGCGATCAAGTCGATATGGTCTTTTTTTAATTCACTATTTCCGCCAGCTTGTAAACCAACAATTTTTGAATATGAATGAGAGTATTGGGTTTCATAATCGAGACTTCGAGTAGTAAACGCTCGGGTTATAGATTGGGTATCAACATTAAGTCCAGCGAGGGCTGACCATTGTGATTCAATTAACCAATCGCTGACATATTGTTCATATTCTGCTATCGCGAGTTCTAGAAAAGTATCCATCTGTTCTTCTGCCAATTCAACCCCGCGAACAGGTAACCCTAGTAAGTGTAAAACCTGGGTGAACAGTTTTTCTCTATCTTCACCATTAATTACTGTTGTTGCCATATTTACTTTTATTGATAAATAGTTTAGTTTTCGAATATGACAGGAGAACTCAATGATAAACTTAGGGAAATTGTTCAATATTGTTCAGAAAGACAAATTCAAGTGACCTTTACCCAAGATCCGGAGAAAACAAATTCAATCGAATTAGTGGACGAATCCGTCGTTAACATTCAAGTTGCCAATTATGAAAAAGATCTTTCTGATATGTTAGAGAATTTCCTCAAGGAATTAAAGAATAGCCCTTAATACTTCCTTACTAAACCCTTCAGAATACTCACCATCCCCCATTACTTGGTCGATCACGTCTTTTTTAGCTTGCAAAATGTTATATACAATTTGTTCAATGGTATTTTCAAATACGGGGTAATATACTAACACATTGTTTTTCTGTCCTTGGCGATATGCCCGGTCTTCCGCTTGATTATGGTGAGAGGGGACAAATGAAAGATCATTCATTATCACACCTTCAGCTGCGGTTAGGTTAATACCAACCCCACCCGCAATTATTTGGGCGTTGAATATCTTTATCTTCGGATCTGTCTGAAACCTATCAATACTCACCTGTCTTTTCGTTTGAGACATCCTCCCGTCCAATGTTACCGAATTCTTCGGGTATTTTTCTTGAATCATATCAATGGGCATCGAGAAGTTATTGAATACGATAACCTTTTTCCCTTGTTCAAGAAATTCATCAATCAAGTCACAGGTATACGGTACTTTTTCATATGCGATCACTTGTCTCACCTTCATGAGCCTGGCAATTGTAATACTAATACTCTCATTTCCCTTTTCTTCTTGTGATATTCTCATAAACTCCTCAAGTTCTTCATCATAAAAGGTACTTTTCATTTCTAAGAATCGTGGAATTATGATTTTTTCGGGTAACCCAGGTACTTCAGTTTTTAATCTTCGCAGAACCAGACCCTTTGTGCGTTCTCTCAATTCATCTAAATTACTATGTCCAGAGGTGCTCCATACCTTCCTCCCCGGAGATCCATCAGGATTTCTTGTGGTAAATTGGAAACCTTTACAATAACGACGAACATAATGTTGCCAATTTAATGCCACGGGGGAATTAATAATTTTTAAAAGGTTGAAATAGTTAATCGGCCTCGATGTCATGGGTGTTCCCGTTAATAACCACACTTTTGGAACGGATTCGAGGATATTGTTCATCAATTTAGTCCTTTTAGCTGTCGTATTTGAAAGATAATGGGCTTCATCAATGATTGCGAGATCGAATTTCTCGTTCGCTATCAATTGAAAGTCATCTATTCCCTCTATTTTCTCAGTTGTGTGGAAATTCTTGATGATATCATAGTTAATGATGTAATATTTGAAGGTAGACCCCCATTTTCGACCCTCAACGATAAGGATCTTGTCATCCGAGTAGTTCTCAATCTCCCTTTTCCAGTTAATTTTAACCCCAGCGGGGCATACAACCAACACTTTCTTCGCTTCGGCCTCAACTGAAGCGATGATTGAGCTCGTCGTCTTCCCTAAACCCATGTCATCCGCTAAAATACACCTATCGTTTGCTAGAAGGAACTCAACCGCCTTGGGTTGCCAAGGTTTTGGTGGCCTATGATTGTATTTTGAGTAATCTATAACCCGATTAAGTTTCTTCTCTGGGGTAAGGATTGCACCTTTGGGTAACCAGAACCCATGATTCATTTGGGTGTCAAGTATCTTTCCCCAAATATGGTATGCCTTCTCCGTTTCGCACAATAATTTCTCACACCACACCTGTTTAACGGGTTTTGTGAGAAGTTTCTCTTCCATTAGTTTTTCACCGAATGATGCCACCAATGTAATGTGTTTTCGGGCTACTTTTGGTACGGTTTGGTGGTGTGTACGTATATAAAGCGCTTGAGTTCGTGCCAATTTAAACCCTTTCCCAATGGATGATCTACGTTTCCATTCGAGTATTTGATTATTAGCACCTTCGTATGTTTCGAGGATCTCACGAGCCTCTATTTCGGGTATCTTTACGGTCATATTTAAATTATACTTACAATATACATAATTAGAATGAAATTTTAAACTATTTATAGAGATATGGAAAATAAGTTACCAATAACCAGGTTAAACAAATTCTTTAGTGAAGATGATTTCGATTTGAACATCCAAATGGGTGAAGAATATCTCAACGGTGATATTAATATGAGGCTCGTTTTATATCAGGTTGATAGATCTCGGACAGAAACCGATGATGTCTATTCTGAAATCGGAAAAGATCAATTAAAATTCAAACCGCCAGTAGAATTTCATGGATTGGTTCAAATTGCTGGACCTGAGAACAAATCATATAAATCAGGGCTTTTAAGATATCTTGAACCTGGAAATATGATGATTTCGGTTTATATAAAGGAATTAACTGATTTAGGAATTGACATTAGGTTCGGTGATTACATCGGATATCCCGAAAGTGAAGAAAAAATTAGATTTTATACGGTATCCAATGATGGAAAAGTTGTTGCCGACGGGAAACATAAAATGTTTGGTTATAAACCACATTATAGATCAATAACTTGTGTACCTACACAAGAAAACGAATTTAGAGGGGTTTAAAATGTCATATCCAAAGAAAAACGATATTAAAATATATACTGACAAGGAACTTCTTGAGAGAAGACAAGAATTACTGGACAAAATAACTAAATCCGACACCTTTTTACCTGATTCAGTTCTACATGACGATTTAGACATGGGTATGTTGGAATTTATTAAAGAAAACTTTAAGGTTAATTCGGATGGTGAACAAATTCCAATTATACCAAAAATTCTCACCGTTCAAAGATGGGGTGAAATATCAAATAATTGGACGTTTGCTGACGATGATGGGAATATGAAAGTTCCGTTCATAGGTGTAATCCGAAGACCTGACGTTCAGCCAGGAACAAATCCCTCATTAATTAGAACTATTCCAGAAAGAATGGAATTCCATTATGCTTCAGTTGAAACGTGGGACGGAACAAAAAAGGGTGCTGACGTTTATAAAATACCACAACCTGTGCCGATTGACATTGGCTTCGAGGTTACGATAGTTTGTCAAAAATTCAGGGATTTAAATAGATTTAATAAAATCGTATTACAAAAGTTTGCGTCTCGACAAGCGTATACCACAATTAAAGGGCATTATGTTCCTATTATATTGGAAAGAATTAGTGACTCGTCCCCTGTCGATTCGTTAGAAAATCGTAGATTTTATGTTCAAACATATGAATTTTTAATGTTGGGATTTTTAATTGATCCCGAAGAATTTGAAGTGAAGCCAGCCGTTAATAGATTATTTCTATTAAATGAGTTTTTAGAAACGAAAAATTACGAAAAGAAATATATTCCTAGTTCAATTGAGGTAAAAGTTGCAACATTTACAGGAGATGGTGTGCAAACTGTTTTCGGGGTTGGTGAAATGATAGGTGTTTTATTTTTCGTTGCGGTAAATGGTTTACTTCAAGATCGAAATATTGATTATTTCTGGATGGGTCAAACATCGAGAATAACATTTGCCGAACCACCAATAGGTACGGTAATGGTTGTTTACTATGCGGGAAAATCTAACGTCTTTAAAGACTCATATGGTAATCTTTTATTCTTAGAAGTTGAGAATTTCGTATATGATGGATCTACATTAACATTTACGGTAAACAACGTAATAAACAGTATGATATATACTACCATCAACGGTTTAGTGGACGTGTCTGGGGACGGATACACTATGGGTCCAGATGCAAATCAAATAACATTTAACTTTGAACCCGTAATCGGCTCAAGTATTAGTATTTGTTACCTAAGATAATCAATCCTCCCCGTAAATATCCTTTTTCCTTGACTTATTTAATCCTTCGATGTATTTTTCAACTACACGATAAATTTTGAGCCCGTTCTTATCACAATGGTCTTTGAGGATCTCATGATGTTTCTCGCTGATCTTGATGTTTTTACTCTTTCTTTCCATATCTAAAGATAAATAATAGTAAAAAAGAATAAAATACTATCCTCGAATTTATTTATTGGGAAATCTTTGTGAAAAACTGAGATATTTATGAAGTATAGCAATAAAATAAACAATTAACCAAATAGAAATCAATGGCAAATTCAAACAGAGTATTCGTTTCTCCGGGTGTATATACATCTGAGAAAGATTTAACATTTGTGGCACAAAGCGTTGGAGTAACCACACTAGGTTTAGTGGGTGAAACTCTCGAGGGCCCAGCATTCGAACCACTTTTAATTACCAACTTCGATGAATTCAAAACTTATTTTGGATCTACATCACCGTTAAAAGATGGGGCAGGTAATCCTAAATATGAACTACCTTATGTGGCAAAAGCATATTTACAGGAATCTAATCAATTATTCGTAACAAGGATTCTTGGACTGACAGGATATAAACCCGTAACAACGTGGGGTGTACAAACATTGGGTAGTGCTGTGGTTTCCTCAGCGTTTCCAGCAGAAGCGCCTGGTGGGACACAAAGTGCATTAGATGGTACTGGAACATACGCTTGGTACTTGAGTGGAAAGACAGCAACTACTGGCGTTAGTGTAACCGATTTTATCGTAGCTAATCAATCTACATATAATGACGAAGATTGGTTTCACATCGGTCTCGTCCCTGAAGAAGGAACATCTGGATTAACAGGAACACACCTTACTGGGTCCGACACACCAATTGGTGACTTCACTAATTACGTTTGGTATAACGACTATTTCAACGGTACTGACGAAGTTTACTCATACCTTATGGTTTATGATGCTGGTTCGACTGGGTTTACTGTTACACAATACACTTATGACGCTTCAGTTAACGATTATGACGGTATCATGGTCGCCGCTTTAAGATCAAGAGGTCATTATTCAACCGTTTCTACATTACTTTTAGAAACAACTGGGGTTACTATGTCATCCGATACCGACACAATTTCAGGAGACCCAACAATTGAGTCAGATCCATTGGGGGATTTCACACTTACAGTCGGTATACAAGACGGAACAGAAAAATCTTTTACCTGTTCAATGGATAGTTCATCAACAAAATTCATTAAAAAAGTTTTGGGAATTGATGTATATGATAAAGCTTATGGAGATTATCCACTTTACACGTTTGAATCGTACGCAGAATTAGTGGCGGCTTTAAATGATCGTGGATTAATTAGAGGTTTAAGCTCAACTGCACTTGAGCAGTCAGTTGGCGACGACTTCTTATCTCAATGGGACACACCGGCATCTCCAATGGTTGTTTCAGAAGTAAGAGGTGGAAGGGTTTCCGACCTATTCAATATTATTACAATCTCTGATGGGGACGCTGCAAATACTGAAGTTAAAGTAACAATTCAGGACATCAATCTTGAAACCGCTGAATTTAATATGGTGGTTCGTGATTTTAACGATACTGACGATAATCAAGTTGTACTTGAGAAATATTCAAGATGTTCTATGAACCCTGAATTGCCAGGGTATGTTGCATTGAAAGTTGGAACGTCTGACACAATGTACGAGTTGAAATCAAAATATATTATGTTGTCAATGGTAGAAGATCATCCGACTGACGCAGTCCCAGCTGGTTTCAAAGGCTGTTACGCCGATTCATTGGATGGGGCATCTTTAGGTAATACAATGTATAAAACAGAATATTACACAGCTGGTGACGTTGTAACATACACCGCAGGTGTTCCTGATGACATCTCAACTGATAAGGTAAAAAGAGTGTCTTTGGGTCTTTCATCTCAAATGGGATTTGACTCTGATTTATTCCAATACAAAGGAACCTCACCAAGTTCTACTTCGACAGGTTTCCATTTATCAGTAAATGCGGCAGCAATTACAGGTGGTACAATAACAGGTTATATGTACGACACAACTCCATATGATTTGGAGGGAACCGATAAAGGGATGTTAGATTCTACAGCATATCGTAAATTCACACTTGCAGTATGTGGTGGTTTCGACGGTTGGGACATTTATAGAAACGTAAAAACCTACAGCGACGGATATATCTATGGAAAAACAACGTATCTTAATAACAACACAGACAACGGTGGTGTATTTAACCCCGATGTAGGAAATTCCGACTACTATGCATTCCTCGCAGGGATTGAAACCTATTCAAACCCTGAAGCGGTCGACATTAACGTCTTCGCAACTCCGGGTATCAACTGGTATGACCAATCATCGTTAATCGAACAATCAATTGATATGTGTGAAACTGATAGAGCCGACTCCATTTACATCATCGGAGCACCAAATGTTGATACGTCTGATGAGGTTACAGATATGATGGATACAATCGGATTGGATACTAACTATTCAGCCACATATTGGCCTTGGATTCAGGTTAGGGATAACGACAATTCAACACAACTTTATATCCCACCAACAGGGGAAGTTGTAAGGAATATCGCGTTGACCGACAATGTATCTTATCCTTGGTTCGCGGTGGCGGGTTATTCAAGAGGACTTGTAAACGCTGTCAAAGCCCTCAAAAAATTAACACTTGACGAAAGAGATGAACTTTACAAGATGAGAATTAACCCTATTGCAACATTTAGTGATACGGGACCAATTATTTGGGGTAACAAAACTCTTCAGGTTAAAGAATCTGCTTTAGATAGGATCAACGTAAGAAGATTACTATTGAGAACCAGAAAACTTGTTTCAGCGGTAGCTGTTAGGTTGTTATTCGAACAGAACGACGATCAAGTAAGGAATGAGTTTACAAGATTAGTAAACCCAATCCTTGAGGCAATCAAGAAAGAAAGAGGATTATATGACTTCAGAATGACAGTATCAAACGACCCTGAAGACATTGATCAAAACACTCTCAGAGGTAAGATTTATATCAAACCTACTAGATCTTTGGAATACATCGACGTGGAGTTCATTATCACACCAACAGGTGCTTCATTCGAGAATATTTAATAGATATATTTGAACAAAAAGAAAGGGTGGGAAATTAATTCCTACCCTTTTTTATTTCCCCCAGTATATAGAGGTGCCCTTTCTTCTGGTTGCTTTTCTAGTAATGCTTTTTTATCTAGTATTATATAAAAGGACCAATTATAAAATAGGACCGATATATTCTGGATTGGATTAGGACCAAAAATATACGGAAAATTTTTGACAAAAACAAGTCTAACGGGGGAAAAGTTGAAGAAAGTTTAGAATTTTAAGTGGTCTCAACATATATTACGCATGTCGAAGTATTTATAGTAATATTAACTGGATCC